ATAATCCGTGCCGAGTCGCCAGTCATTCCACCCAGAAGAATCCTTGCCTCGGCTTCGAGGAAGATTTCCCATGGTTGTACTGACCAATCAAAACCGGTGACATCCGCCTCAGCTATGGAACCAGTTCCTTTCAATTTCATAACCCGAGAGTATAAACTCTCGAGGCTGTCCTTGTCCGTTAAACTTATTCCAGGCGCTGATGGGATTTCAGACCAGTTCGCGATTTCTGTTTTATTCTGTGATGTGCAAAGAAGACGCTCCACCAGTTGGTCAATCAGAGAGACACCGAATATTAATCGCCATCTCTGCTGTTCAACCTTCCGATTTGAGTGCGGTTCATCCTTGACAAAGACCCTAGAAGGGTCACAGTAACCATCAAAGACCAATTCTTGAGCTGTCAACTCGGTCTGAGCGAGATCTCCCTTACTAAGGAGATCAAGTCTTTCCAAGGTCAGATCTATGATCAGTGGGGTGTATGCGTTTATAAATTCCTCGTTGTCTCGGGCGAGCCCTGTGTAGGGTATGCCTGGTTTCGAGCTTAGTTTGACGCTGTATTTAAGCATGAACTCAATGCGTTTTGTCAAAATTTCCTTGTTCATGGTTCCGGTTTCGAAGCCCATCGGTATGAGAGTCTTGGGATATGACCTCTCTGTCCAATCTAGAAGTTCCCGCTGGCGTTCCCTTGTGGGGACCGCACCACGTATCCTTCTTTTAGCTTGTCCAGAGATACTGGCCCAGGCTGCATGGTTACTTAGTTTTGGTTTATTCCAGTTTCCAAGGCCTTCGACCTTTCCTTTTTCCGCTGTCGTTTCGCTGCTCTCTTGCTTGGAGCGGGAGTTTGCGAAGGGGGCACTTTCTGTTGTCCCGACTGCGAGGAGTTGGCCTTCGCTTTCGCGAGTTTCGACTTCCTCGTAGAAGGTCCAATCGGCTGTACTGTTACGACAGTGCCAGGCTTTACTGGCTCCGATGGGGGTTGGATAGGTTTCTGGTCTATCTTTCCACCCTTCACCTGGGGCGTATTTGTTGTATTTTGACTTAATTGTTTGTGTTTGATCGGTTGCTTCACCTCCGCTCCCACGGAGGACTTGAGAAAATCCTGGGTGGGGGATGGGTCTGCTTACAACTTGTGTGTTATCGATGATTCGTTTATTCTACGGTCAGGGCCTGAGTGTTTGCTCTCCTCTTCGTAGAAGTCATTGTCACTATCCATGACATAGGGTTCATCATCATCAGTGTAGTCCGCCCAGCACCGTCCAGTATTCTGAACTGGGCCAGTTTTGGTTAGAACCACTGATTCCGGTCCGCAAGCATAGTTCCTGCGTTCTCTTTTCTGAGTTATCCTATCCTCAAACTCAACAATGGCTTGTTCCATTCTGTCATACTCCGCATCCATGCGGGCGTCATATTCATCTTGGTCAAAGCCCTCATACCTTCGGGTTGGTGTTTCCTTCCTGAAATCAGTGAAGATTGAGCATACTGTGGCTAGGTTCGCAACCTTGCGGTTGTTACATCCAATATGTATTGCTACAATTCTTCCCCTGTTATCAATGATGGGAGTTCCACTAGACCCTGGGGCTGTTGAGGCTGAGTGAACCATCTGCATTTTAGGCTGATAGTTCGTAACATGTCCACGAGACACGGCCCAATGGCCGTGCAAAAGTGGCGTATACACTGTCACGGTCTCCCCTACCTTGGGGGGAGGTCCCATTTTCGCTGTCTTCATCTTCACATTCGCCCAGAAGTAAGGCGGGAGTTTGAAAACCACTACGTCTAGATTGCTAGGCGAACTGTAAACCACTATTCTGGCTTCCTGTACAGGAAGCTCAGCGTCAGCAAATTCACCGTTCTTATTAGTTACGCGAACGTAAACCTTGCCTCCAGACTTCTGCAAACCTCTAAATACGTGTGCGGCCGTTACAGCATGGTTAGGATCACCATCCAAGTTGATTCGGCAAATCGTTCCGTATTCGATGTGTTCGAGAGACTGTTGATTCTTAACTCCATTATGGATCACGGCTAACGCCGATGGGGCGACAGCCATTTTCGACATGTAGGAGTTTGGAATTGACATTTCACGAGTAATGGGGTCAGTCGGTGTTTGTGCGACTGTTGTTCCTTCCTGCTGTCTCAAAAGGCGCTGAACAAGAACGCTCATTGCGTCCTTCTCTGGCATATTGATGCGGGTCGGGTTAGGATCCTCCTCTGTACCGGGAAACATAAGGAAGTATCCTTTCTCATCATGCTGTAATTCGACATCAATCTCACGAACGGTGAGACTAACGTACTGCATAGACTTAGCATAGGACCATTGTCTGATCACTCTACGTACAACTTTCCACATGAGGTAGTAGGCCACTAAGCCCATGAAACTAATCGTGGTTTGGGCTCCGATAGCAAACATTCTAACAAGTGTAGTGATGTAGTAGTCTACTGTGGATACAGCGGCTTCATCGGTTATCCGCAGCGTCTCATTGATGCTGGCCCAGACGGTCCTAGTAAGACCAAACTGGGCTTCGACAGTGAAGTCGAATAGTTCGAAGAAGGGCATCCTCAGCAGAATTGCAATATGCACCACAAGAACCAACACAGCGAATGTGTAGGGGCTAGTGATGGCTTTACCGATTTCCAGCAGTCCATAGACTGTTAAAGTCCATGCCAGGCCACAGAGCTCATAACCCTTGTAAAAGGGATATAGCACCGGGTCCAGAATGGAAGGCTCTTTCTCATATATCATAGCGAGATTGAAGTTCTTTAGGCTTTTGGGCTGTTTAGGCAAAA